TACATAACCAAATGCTTTAATTAAACCATTGATGATCGGTGTGAAAGTGTTTTGTAAAATGTTGCCAACACTGATTACAACGCCGCCAAGATTGCCCTCTGAGTTTGAGAAGGCTTTTGTGAACTTTTCAACCAACGGTATGACTTTGTCTGAGAAGGCTGTGGCAAGTTGCAAAACAATTGGCAGCAAAGCCGTGCCAATGGTTGTCTTTGCGTTTTCCAATTGAGCTGTGAGAATTCTGGTCTTGTTGGCAAGCCCATCAGATGTACGCTCAAAATCGCCTTGTGCTGCACCTGTCTGTTTGTAGATCAAGGCTTGGGCAGCTAAAACCTTTTGCTGTGGCGTCAGCGCATTTTTGGTTGTGCTGATAATTCCCAATGCCAACGCTTCTTGACGCAATGACGCGTCGTCGAGCAAAACGCCATAAGCACGCAACGGCTCAGCTTCTCCACGCAAAGCCGACCCAATTGCGTTAATCGCCTGCTCTGGTGATGTGTTGTTAAAAGAGGCTAAGTCTGACGATAACTTAACAAAATCTATGGAGAATTTGGAAAGGTCTTGACCTGATAGACCAGCTGCTTTGCCAAATGTGGCAAAAGTTGCTGCCGCGTCCAATGCCTGTTGCTTGGTTTGACCCAATGAACTAGCTGCGCCCTCAGCAAACTTTTCAATGTCTTTTGATGTTTTGCCAAATAATACGCCGACCTTTGAGATTGTCTCTGATAAGTCAGACGCCGCCTTGACTGCCTCGACGCCAATTTTGACTGCAAATGCACCTGCTGCAACGGTCGCCGCAGCTAGTGCCGCACCTGCAACCTTGCCAACCTTGCCCATTTTGTCGCCAAAGGTTTCGACGTCTTTTGTGGCTGATTTAAGCGATTTGTTAAGACCGTCAACGTCTCCAAGTATGGAAAGTTTAAGGGTACGACTGCCAGCCATTAGTCATACTCCTTCACAATTTTGCTAAACCCTTGTTCCCATTTTTTGAGTATCTCTGGTTGTACGGCTCTTAATGTTGGGTAAATAAACCAGCCGCGTGAGCCTCGACCTTCTCGACCTGACCAGACAGGAAACTGCTTGTATCTGTTTGAGCCAAACTCAGCACCGCCCCAAAGCTGCTGGGTTGTACCGCCACCGCTAAGTTTTTGGCGAGCAAAACCAAAACTAATTTCACCAATTTTTGAGGACTTAGATACCACTGAGCCGTCAGCCACGCGATTGTCTAAACGATTGCGTGTGACGTTTGAGGCTCTGTCTTTAATTTTTTGTTGAACAAAATCGGCTAACTCAGAAGAAACGACTTTGGCTTGTTTTGTTGCTTCCTCGTCCATTGCCTTAAATGATCGCACAATGGCGCGCAGCTCAGCCTTGTCATAAGTGATTGCGTCCTTAGCCATTTGCGCGCCTTTCCAAAATCTCGATCACGGTTAAAATGTCCTCGGCTGTCTCAAAAACATCTGGGTGTAGCCCTGTCGCCAGAGCTACCTCCCAAATTATTCTGCTAAGGCTTCCGACTGCGTGGCTTTTGGGTTTGCCTCACCTACGATTACCTCAGCAATACCTTCTGTCCAAATGTCAAGAGGCTTAACAGGCTTTCCAGCTGCTTCACGCTTCATAGCGTGATAGGCAAGAAATACTAAATCGGAAATACCGATTTTTTCCTGTGCCTGAGCAATTGTGTGTCCTGTGTGCTTCTCCCATTTGACCCACTCTGGCGGTGCAGCTGTGTAAGTGATCTGATCGCCGTTTGTGTATTCAATTGTGATTGGTAGTTTCATTTTGTCTCCCGATTGTTAGTGATTAAAAGGTTTCGCTTGGTGTTCCCACCACTACAAATGATAGGTCAACGGTCTGTGCATCTGGTGCAGCACCGCCGACGCTTGGAAATACTGGCATGACGTTAAATGCAAAAACCGCACCAGTAGCAGCTGTCAATGACACTGCCAATGTTGTGTTTGGTGCTGTCTCGCATGCTGTCCACAAAGCCTCGCATAGTGATGAGGCTGCGCCCCAGTCAGCAAGCATTGACATGTCGAAAGTCCACTGATCGTCAATGTGCTTGTAAGCCTTGCCGTCTAGTGTTTGGTATGTCTCGACGGTTGGGCTGTTCGCAAGTACTGCGCTGGTCGCCTGTGCGTCATAGTTAACGGTTGCAATGGTCACGACTAAATCGCGACCAGTTATGATTGTCGTTGGCATTTTGTCCCCTATGTTGTTTGAGTGTAATAAGTCGAAACGTTTATGTCAGCAACAAGCATTGGAGACTGTCCTACTTCCAACACCGTTGGCTTTTCAATTACGCCTACGACGTATCCTGCGGGCATTGCCGCAAGAATTCCGATTATGAGCTTTTCTAGATTGTCCAGTGAGCCTGCATTGCTATTGCTGGCGACAATGGCGGTGATTGCAAAATTAAGTTTGACCTGTGTTTTTGCCTTGCCAATTAACACGACCTCCATGTATGGGCTGTCAGGTACGACGACAATTGCAGGCGGTATTGGTGACTCAGGCACGCTCGGATACACGTTTGCAGATAGCGCGCTAAAGGCGTTTGCTAGAGCTGAACGTGTCTCGGCAATTGAGTTTGCTGGCATTTATTGAACCACTGTCTCAGCGTCCAAATAAGGCATAAGCAATGTGCTGACGCGGTTGGTCAAGCTGCGACCCATACGGTACGGCGAGCTAGTAAAGTCCACGCCCTCGATCTGTCCACCAGCTGCAACGCGTGATTGAAAGACCTCAACGCTAACAGCCAAAATTGCTGACTCAATTGCTGGTGTGCTGGCATAAATTTGAGCAGCTGAGTAACCTGACAATGTTGCCTTGCCGTTTGGCACAATTGGACGCAATGTGACGTCTGCATTTGTAAGTGCAGCTGTGAAGTAATAAGGCGCGGCGTCAACGACTGCAAAAGTCGCGCTAAATGGTGCAGGCAAACCTGTCACGATTACTGATTGACCAGCTACAAAATAATGCTCACGGATTGTAAAAAATGTTGCCACGTTGTTTTCTAGCTTGTAAGCATCAATGCCTGAAACGTTTGCAACCAGCATTGGCAAAATGACGTCCTCGCTGGTGTTAATGATCTCGTCTAAATAACTGTCGCTGTAAAGTGAAACGGACACGCCAAGCACCGTGCGCAACTGACTAGCTGTGACAATGGCTGGCATGTCCGTTTCCTTTCGACTGCTGCGGCGACCTCGGGAGAAATCGCCGCATGATTAGTTAGTGGCTAGTTATCAGGTCTTGTTGATACCAAACGCGCCTGCACCGATCTTGGTTGCAATTGCACCGTATCCGTAAACCATGACTGAGATTTGACCTGACGCGATTACGTCTGCACGCAAACGGTATGTTGGAGACTCGTACCATGTGTAAGAGCTTGGGTTGACGATCAAAATTGAGTCGTCTTTGTCTGTGTCATTTGCTGACGCGACGTTTGCTGTGACGTATAGATCAAGACCTGCAACGTTTCCACGAATTGAGTCTGGGCGTACAACACCACCAGCATTGCTTGGCTGTGCTGCGTTGTAGATTGGACGACCTGAGTCGTTAAGTGTCATGAGGTTTGCCCACTGTGATGTGTTAGCGATCATGTTGCGAGCAAAGCCGTTTGTGTTTGCATAAACTGATGCTGCACCACGAGAAACAAAACCAAGCAACTCAGCAGCTGTTGGGTATGTAGCAAGTGTTGTTGCATCTGCTGTTGCACCTGTTGCAATTGCTGTGTGTACGGCTGTGTCTGTTGCCTTTGCGTAAGCTGCTGCCATGTTTGACAATAGCTCGTTAAAAAATAGCGGTGATGTGCGATCAAGTAGCTCAACGCTAAATGTTTGCTGTCCTGCGTACTTTGCAACGTTAACTGTTACAAATGCAGCATTTTGATCTGTCTCACTTGGTGTGCCTGCTTCTGATGTTGAGGCAACGGTCGGCATAACGGTGATTTTTGGAATTTCGAAACTCATGCCCGCGTCAGGTAAAACTCCACGGCTGATTGCGTCAATGCTGCTTCTCGTCGTATTAGCGAGTCCGTTAATGACCTCTGTCAATTGACGTGTAGGCACTAGACCTGCGTTGTCTGTTGTGTCATCTGCCGCTGCGACATACTGACGTGCTGACTCCTCGCCCATTGATGCGCGAATTGTATTTTCCAAATACTTAGCAGCTGTGAACTCTAGGCGTGGCTTTGATGTCCAACCGCCTACTGCTGGCTTTGCATTTGCTGTTACTGACTGTGCGGCTTCTACCGTTTCGACGGCTTCCGCTGGTGTAACGGTTTGTTCCACTTCGTCGTCCTTTTCTGTTGGTGTTGCATCTGGCTCAATTGTTGAGTCAGAAATCTCAGGCTCGTCGCCTGTTGTAGCTGCGACCTCGTTAACGCGTGCTGATCTAATTGCAGGCTCTGACGTTAATGCAACGCCAGTCATTTCGCCCTTGATGATGCGTACTGTTCCGTCCTTCAAGGTTTCATACTCGTCAAAATAAACCTCAACGCTGAAACCGTCGCGCAAACCCTCGGACGCTTCCACAAGTGCATCTGTACCAGCTGTTGTGTTGGCGATCTTAAATGTTGCGTCAATTCCTTGATCGTTTGCCTCGATTGACAATGTTTTGCCAATACGACGTGTGCGGTCATGCTCTAGGTTGAGCAAAACAGGGACGGCATCAATGCTGCCCTTAGCAAATTGCACCTTGCCAATTGATGCGTTTCCAGTCTCCTCAAATGTCACAATGCGACCAGTGATCGTACGGCTATTTGAGTCAGCTGCTGTGATAGCAATTGGTGTAATGAGTTTTTTCATAACAACATGTCCTCCTCTGCGCGAATTTCCTCGATCGACATTGCGCCGATACGATTTAAGATTTCATAAACCTGCGCGCGCTCGTAAGGATTGCCACGCAAGAAATTGTCTAGATCAAACATGACTTTGTTGCCAGCTGGTGTGAAATCGGCAAAAGATAACCTTTGTTCCAAGATTGACATGTAATTTCTAAAAGCAAAGTCCACGAGGTCGCGCCTTTTGTCTAAAGCGTTGGCGTAGGTAAAACTCGACTGCTGGCTGTCTGTGAAATAAGCAGGCAACCCACACGCGCGGCTTAATTCCAAAGATACATAATTTCTGGCTTCATTGAGCTGCAAATTCTTAGGGTCAAAGCCCACGGCTTCCATTGTGACGTCAGCGTTAAGAAATGCTGTTGATTTGTTGGCACGAGCTGTACGCCAAGCATTAAGAATTTTTGCAACACGATCTGCTGGCAATGATGTGCCGTTGGATTTCAAGACCATTAACGGTGTTGGCTCATTGGCAAAATTAAGCGACGCCTTTTCTAACGCGGCAGCAGCTTTGATTGTGCGACCGGCGCGAGCCAACAAACCCTCTTGCGTATTTGGAAAGACAACCAGATTTGCTGGGTCAATTGGCTTGCCGTCGATCTCGTAAGCTGTGATTTCTGTGTTATCAAAATTTGTAGTGATTGACACGCGCTCTGGTGCAACTCTTTCCATTGCGCGAATTTTTCCTGTATCGGCGTACCTATCCATGACCATTGCATAAGCTGCGTTGTGAAAGAATAAATCGGAAATCAGCCAGCCGTAAAATGTAGACCCTGGTATCCGTGGGTCTGGTTGATTGATAACGCGTGGCTGTGAGACTTTTTCGCCTGTTGCTTCATTGCGTGTGTGCAACGGTAATGATGCAATTGTTTGCATAATGCTTAATGCACGCGCGACTGTTGGCACGCTCATTGCTTCTGCGCGGTTTGCTTGCGCTATGCCGTAAAAGTAAAAATTGTTGTTTTCTGTAAAATACGGCGCAAGAGACGCGTCAACGTCCAAAGGCTCAGCTGTGACGGCAGCTGTAACCTTTGGCACAAATAGATCGAATAAACCCATGTGCTAATTCTGACAGGCTTATACGATCAACCAACCATGATGTCAAGATCATTGTCTGGGCGTGTCGCAAAGTGTGTGACCAATGCTGTTGCCACTGCGCCACACACAATGGCGTTGCTTGCCCTGCGTCCAATGACCCAACCAGCATCACCTCGGCGCAATTGCACCGCAGCTAGTATTTCCTCGGTTAATTGGCTTTGCCCACGGTGTTTGAGTCTGCCGCTGTTAATCGCCGACAACATTTCGTCGCAGCTCTGCGGGTACGCGCCGTCCATGTCAAATACTGGTATTCCAGCAGGTGCAAGGCGTGAGGCAACCGCCCCAGCTGATTTTCTGCTGTAAAGCACATACTCAGTCGGATACTTGCGGGCATAGTCTGCTAATTCGTTGGCAATTTCTCGATCATCTAAATGCAAATCATTTGACCAGCTGTGCAGCAGCTTGACAATAAATTTATCGTTAGGCAATTTTTGCGCCCCAACCAAACTGGCGTGTTTTTTGTCTGGTGAGAAATCTATCGCCAGCCATGTCAATTTCTCAGGGTCAAGATCAACTGTCTTGTCAAGGCATTTGTTCCATGCGGTGACATCAACAATGTTTTGGATTGCCACGACCCAGCGACACAATACCTCGGACATGACCACGTTTGGCGGGTCATTGAGTACTGACCTGATGTTGTCCTCGTGAATAGTCACACCCATTGCTGGGTTGGCATACCGTGCATTTTCCACGCTGATCTCATCTGTTGGCGACGACCACTCAAAATACCCAATGTTGTCATCAACACCGCCAATAGCTGCGAGCGCGCGATCTCTAAAAGAATTGAGGACTACGGACGTGTTATCACCAGCATTGGAATAGCCCATGAGCATTGGATTGGGCGACGCCATAAGGGTGTACCGCAATGATGCGTACGAGTCCATGTTGTTCATACGCAACAACTCGTCCAAGTGAATTGTTGACGGTCGGCTGATACCGCGAGCAGCTGAACCACCAGCACGCACCATAAACCGCGTGCCCTTCATTGTCTCGATTTCCTCCGCGCCATGATTAAGGCGCACTTTTTTGACCTGCTTAGCCAAAAAGTCATTTGCCTCAATAGTCCACATCATCTGGCGAAACTGCTCTAGTGAGGTGTTGAGGGTGTGAGCTTGTCCGATCTGCAACGGCTCGTCCCACAAAAACAGCCCGCCAAGAATTCTAATCTGCTGCAAAAATGATTTTCCGTTTTGCCTTGCAACGCAAAAAATGTTTTGAGGCGTAGCCCACCTGCCGTCAGGCTTGACCTTGTGGCTGTGGATAAGGGCAAATTTCTGCCACTCCATAAGATCAACGCCCAAACTAGAGGCTAGGTCTATCAATTCGTGCCCCAAAGAGGGCAAATCGTTCAATGGCGTGTGAATTCGAGGCGTTTGTACGCCTATTAGCGGTATTTGCAGGTCTGTGTCCCTATCTTTTCCCTGTTCGACCCGATTGAGACCGTCTGACGCCCCTTCTAGGGCTTCTGAGGGCTTCTCAGTCGTTTTCATGCGACTTCGAGTCGTGGTTGGTTTTAAAATGAAAAGGGAGGGGGAGGGGT